ATGTTCCATCTGCCACGCAATACCCCTCTGAAACCTCCCCAAAGGGATCGGGAAACACAAGAACACGCTCGGGGCCTACCGGCAACCTGTCCTTGATGTCGATCCACTCGCTCATTTCCCCTCCAATGCTGTCCGTAGGTGTTCCTGGGTTAAATGGGTGTAATGTGTCGCCATCGCCTTCGTCGAATGTCCCATCAGCGGCATCCGGACGTCCTCGCCCAAGCCGGCCATCGCAAGGCGTGTGGCGAAGGCGTGACGGAGCTTGTGAGGGGAGACGTCCGGCATCCCCGCGGCGACCGCGGCAGCCCGGAATCGCCTGGTGATCGTGTTCGCGTCCCTCCACAGGGGGAAAACGTACTCTTCCGGCTTCCCAGGATCCCCCAGGAGGGCCCGGATCTCTTCCGACAGGGGGAAGTATCGGGTCTTCCCGCCCTTCCCGATGATGACGAGGGTATCCCCGGCTACCTGGTTCCACTTCATCCGGACCAACTCCCGGCGCCGCATCCCGGTCTGGAAGTAGACCCGGAAGGCTCGGCACCAGTCCTCCCGGGGCTCCTTGGAGAGGATCCGCTCGAAGTCCTCGGGGGAGACGTACCGCGGAGGGGCGATCTCCTTCTTCCCCGTTTCGTGCATCGTCCCGTAGGGGCCCCGGCGCTTCCCGATGAAGGGATTCGACCGGAGATACCCCCACTCGATCGCCACGGCGAACGCCGCCCGAAGGTGGGCGCTCCACGTCTTGATGGATCCGGACCCCACGCGAAGGAGAAGGCTCTCTTTCCACTCCGCGACCCGCTCCGGGGTGATCGACAGGAGGGTAGCGCCCTCCCCGAAGCCGGCGACGAGGTTCTTGAAAGCCTGTTCATCAGCCCGGAGGGTGTCGGGAGAATACCCCTTGCGGGACTTGGCGTAATTGTCCCGGAAGGTTTTCAATGATATCCGCTTCCCTTCGTCCAGGGCCCGGATCTTCCCCTTTAGCAATTCCGTCTGGAAGGCGTTGAATTTGAGAATGGCATCGTCCGGATCCTTGGTGCCCAGGGATCGCTTGTGGTCCCGATCGACCTGGACGTACCAGAATCCGTTTTTCTTCTGGAAGAGTCGCACGGAGAAGATTCTACCCAACGAGGTTCCTCACCGCAAGGCGAGCGCGATCGTGGGGCTCAGACATGAAAGCGTCGATCGACGCGCGAGGAACGATCCACGTCCGGCCGACCTTCCTCGAGGGGATCTTCCCGGTCTTGAGCAAAACCCGCATCTTGTTCCGGTTGATCCGGGCGTACTCACACGCCTCGGGGAAGGTCAGGTAGACGGCGGGGATCATCCCGCCGGACCCGCCAGCATCAGCAGCGCGAGGAAGATGAGAGGGGTCATGGGGACGCCTTCTGCGTCCGGAGTATCCTCTCAAGCGCGGCCACTTTATACCCGTCGCGCTCTGCTTCCACGGTTCCTTTGCCACCACAGATACAGTTTCCTATGCCGGTCCCGTTGCATCCGGAACACTTCGATGGGTCGATGCGTGGGCCACAGGCCGCTTTCTCCACCGCCTCGCGCAGCCGCGTCAACTCGGCTTCGTGCGGGCAAGGGGTCGGGGAGGAAAGGGCGGCTTCCAATCCTGCCCCGTGGTCACATCGACCCATCTTTAATTTATTTCGTATTGCGGCAAACGCTTCCCTCGCCCTGCACAGTTGCCCCTCCTTCTCCGCGAGGGAGGCTTTAAGTTTTTCGTTCTCATCGTACAGGCGCTTAATAGCGAAGTCGGCTTCTTCAAATGGATCTATCGGGTCCATTTATTTCCCCTCCCCGCGCAGGTAGGCGCACAGGGCGCGGGCGGCATCCCGATAAACCTCTTTACCTTCTGGGAATAGGTTGTCCCACTCGGTAAAATGAATGGATGCGAAATCTTTCGGGATTCTGTTTGTTTCGTGGAGCCATCTCGCCACCCCCTCCACCTCGATCCGGGCGACGATGGCCTCGTGGCGGCAGGGGGAGGAGGAGTTCACCATAGACTGCAATTCCAACCACCCCAATTGAGATGCATTCTCGTGCAACTTTTCACGCATCCTGCAAATCCTTGCGGCTATCGCTTGTCTATATGCAATGGCGTCGCAGGTTTCATGTGCAAGAGCCAAGTTTTTCTGCTCCGCTTCCTCCTTGGCGAGAATGGCGGCGTCGCGCTCGGCGCGGAGGGCCGCTATTCCGTCCAGTAATTCCTTCCGTGCGGGTCCGTAGCCGTCCCTTGCGGGATCATCCGACTGGCCAGCACGTTCCATTCGGTTCATCACGTATTCGAGCGGATCGCGTGTCATCACTTCCTCCTGATCGCGGCGGCTACATTTTCGCCCACATTTACGTCCCATTTCGCGTTCCCGCTCTTGTGCATCAATGCCTCCTCGTAAGCCACCTTCGCCGCGTCCTCGTAGCAGGCGCGGACGAGGGCGGTGAGCATCTTCTTGAAGTCCCTTTTTACCTCGGCGTCCTCGGATGGATACGCCACGGAGTAAAACTTCAGCAGTTCCTTCTCTTCCTTCAGCATCTTCCTCATCCTACTTCCTCCCTCCCCGGCACTCTGGCGCGGGGGGATCGACGGTGGACTCCTTCCCCGCGAGGCGGCGGAGGGCGGCAAGCCGATCCAATTCCGCCGCGATCAATGCCCCTGCTATTTCGAGAGATCGCTCTCGACCGTGCTTCTCTCGCTTGTCCCAATCGGGATGCCACGGCCACCATTCGCGCACTTCATCAAACCAATGGTCTGTAAACGTGGGCATCTTATTGAGCGCGTAGCAGGCGGCGGCAATCGCCAGTTCCCCTTGATCGTGCTGAACGTCATGTTCCGGCGTCCATCCCTCGACGGATTTCTGGCGCACACGCTCCAAGGCGATACGCGAAACTCCTTCTCCCGCCTCCTCCAACCTTTTAAGCTCCGTCAGCATCTACTCCCCCTTTCGATGGCGCGAGGTAAAAGCCCCCGGAGGTGGTGTCGCGCCTCACCACAAGGCTATTGTCCGACCCAAGCCTCCTGTAAGTGGATTCCTCCGGGGGCAGGTGCATTCTACGCGGCCTTTTCTGTCCGCTTCTTGTACGTCCTGGGCTTGGCAAACGCCGTGAGGACCGCGGCGCCGATCTTTTTGGGATCTCGGCCCTCCACCACAATTTCCTTGACGCGAGATTCACCGTTGTATGCCTCGATCACGAACCCATTTTCTTTCTGAATCACTTGTGCGACCATCATACCCTCCCTTTTTTGGTGTTTTTCTTCAATCCCTTGTAGACCATTCTGGTGCAGTTACGGTGCGCCAGCATCACCGGACGAGCGCCCACGACCTTCTTCTTCGACGCCGGCGCTACCCATACCAGGCGTCGATCCGGGAGCTGCGCCGTGGCGCGCTCCGCGGCCTTGCGAAGTTTTTTTGCGACGATGCCTCTCATCTCCTTGTCCTCGGCTTATTGGTCAGTTTCTTCACCTGGCTTTCCAGGCGCTTGATCTTGCGGGCCATGGACAGGTTCGCCGCCTGGAAATTGTCTCGGTCCCGGACAAGCGTGATCCAATTCCCAGTCATCTTCTCCACGGCGTCAGCGATCCGGCACAGGGCGCCGGTTTTTACTTGATCGTTACAGGCACGAAACCCCGTTGTGACGAACTCTCCCACGGGTTGCCGGGATTCCTCGCGCAGATTTCTCCATGTTTTCTTATTTTCCATGGACTGCCCTCTCTTACTTCTTCTTCGATGGAACCTTCCCGGTATCCAGCGGAAGGTTCTGCTGTTGCTCTTCCTCGGTCATCTTCCGGGTATCGATGACCTCGCCGGTATCCGTGCGGGTGAGGATCATCTTCCCGCCATCGCTGGGACTCCACTCGCAATCGATATCCCGGAGCTCCCGCTTGGTTGTGACCTTCTGCGCGAGGGCTCGGCAATCAGCCACGCAGCGGTCGATCCGATTCTTGAAGCCGGACGTGACGGCTTTCTTCTCGTCCTCGAGCTCCGCTTGCTGCGCCGTCACCCGCGCCAGCTCCGTCGCGCAGGACCGGATCTCGGCTTCGGTGAGGCTGACCATCAGCGATCGTGTGACCTTGGTGATCATGTTGCCTCCTTTTTAATGTTCGTGGTTCTGGACAGCATAGGATATCAGTTCGTTCAGCGTATCGAGGATCCGAACCTCGACGCTGTTTAGGGCATACTCGACCGTCTTGACGGGCGGCCGTGGGGGAGGCTGGGGCATCTCCGATCGATCTGCGGGGCAGTTGTAATGCTTCTTCGAGAGCTCATGCCCCAAGTCGGAGAGATCGGTTTTCCCGTCGACGGTGCTGACGGAAACGGATTTCAGCCAGGAGCTCTCGCACTTCGGGCAGGTGATTTTCACGCAGAGATTCATGTTTCCCAAGATGTACTCGAACTGGACCCCGCCGATCTCGAAGGAGCAATTCGGGTAGTAATCCCCGGGGCTTTCCGTGAGAGTTATCTCCGGGGGCCCCGAAAGAAGCCCGAATCTTTTACAAATGTTATCCTTCGCTCTCGCAACTTGGCGCGCAATTGCGTTTTCGCGTTCCTTCCGATCCTTGGCCTCGCTCTCGGTTCTTTTGTCCTCGTACTGTTTTATGGCATCTTCTCGAAGCCCCAAGATGTTCTCCTTTTTTTGTGGTGCCCCTTTTCAGCCGGCTCACGGGACGGCCTCGGGGCGTCCGGCAGTTATCGCGTGATCCACCGGATCAGAACAGCCATGAGAATAATGACCGCAAAGATTTTCACCAGGGGGGCGCAGTACCACGACCGGAACCTCATCACGTCCTTGTCCGACAATCGCCGGAACGTGGTATCCATCACTTCACCCAGGCCGGCTTGCTGGCCGCCTTCACGCCGGGGATCGTGCCTTGCGCCTTCTCCGGCTCCGGCTTCGCCGCGGCGGTTTCTGCCGGCTTTCCCGCCCATTCGGGCTTCGCGCCCTGGGAGGCGGCGGCGCCTGTCGGCTCCGTGGGGAGGGGTTTGCCGGACAAGATGCAACCCTCGGGATCGGAGAACACCTTCTCGAATCGATCATCGTCCGGGGTGACGATCCGCTTGATGGTGTTGTTGAGAAACCTTCCCCCGGATGACCTCGGCTGGCCCCACTCGCATCCGACGACAACCGGGAAGATCATGGAGCGAAGATCGGCGAAGCCGTTGATGATCCTGGCGTTCTTCGCCTCGGGGCTGGCGTCCTTGGGATCGATCTTCCGGGCGGCCTCCACCATCGCGCGCAGCGCCCGCATGGAGATCGAGATCGCCTGCTGGCTCTTCTCCGTGGCCGGCTTGGTGTAATGGAGCATGAAATTCTGCCAGATCTTCCGGTCCTTGAACGGCGTCGAAAGCACGGTGAACTCGAAATCCAGGTACTCGTACCCTGAATCCGCCTTGCAGAAAAGCGGATTTGCCGTGCCCTGCTTGCCGGCCTTCGGATCGCGGATATCCGCGCACACGATCACAACGCTATCTTCCGGAATCGGTCCGGCGCCGCTTCCCTGCTGGGGTGCCTCGTTGAAATCAACGCTCATTTGCTTCCCTCCGGTTTTTTGTAGCCGCCCTTGGTGGCGGTTTCGAGCTCCTTGTGAAACATGCCGTAGGTAGTATCTTTCCCGATGAAAATCTCGTCCGGCAGTCCCCAGCGGTTCTTCGCATCCCACGCCGGCCGCTCCGTGGTGTAGATCACGCGATCGCCGGATCCCGTCGCCCGGGCCCGTTCGTTGCCGAAGCCCTTCGCTTCCTTCTGGATGGCGACCTTGTAGGTGAGGAACGTAACAACGTCGGCCCATTCGGTCCACAGGCCCAGCGCGCGCTTTTGCAGACGCATCTGATAGCGATCGTACGAGTCGCTGTCGGGAGGCGTCACGGTTTTCACTTCGGAGTGCGCCAGGAGGACGATGTGCATTCCCTTGGTGGCGCGCAGGGAATCGAAGCCGCCCATGAGAAGCCTCCAATGCTTGTCGGCCTCCACGTACCCCTTGCCGTATCCCTTCAAGATCTGTTCGATGGAATCGGCGCCGTGCTCCTGGCACGTCTTGAGCCACACCAGCGGCTCGAGCCAATCGAGAGAATCGACAACGAGCGTCTTGAAGTTGTGTTCCTTGTGGAGATCGGTGATCACGTCAACGATGTCCTGGTAGACGTTGGCGATCGGGAAAGCATCGATATCGACGGCCGACGCGCCATCTTCGATCGGCAGGAGGACAGGCGCTTCGAACGTGGCGCCGAAGGAGGTTTTGCCGACTCCCTTGACGCCGATCACGACGATCTTTTGCGGGTTCACCACGGCATTCGCCTTCCGGATGTTTTCAAGCATCGGGAACCTCCAATGCCTTGAATTCCAGTTTCGGTTCGCTCGGGGTGACGGTGCGCGCCGGCGCGAAAACGGCCTGGATGTTCTTCGGGTAGGTGGCGAATTCCTTCTCGCCGACCTTCCATTCGCCCTTCATCCACAGGAAGGGGTCGTCGCCGGTCGCCTGGATTTTCTGGAACACGCCGAAAAGCTTGTCCTGGTCCCATTTCACTTTCTTGCCGATCGTCTCCGTCACGCGGAACCCATCCCGCGTGATATTCACGGCGCCAAATTCCTTCTGCTGCAATTTCCGGATGGCGATCAGATCGGCCGACACAAGAGCTTGGATCTCCGCTTCCGTGGCCGTCAGCCGTTCCCCCACGGAATTCAACTTGTCCTGGATGGTTGCCATGATCTCCGCGGCCTCACGATTGAGCGCCGCCTTGCGGTCCAGCAATTCCCTCAACCCCATGCGTCCTCCGTTCGCCGTGGCCCTTATAAATGAGCCTTTGACGATCATGGGGGGCGAGTATTACATGCTGCGTGATAGGTGTCAACAAAAATCTATCGCCTGCCAGGATATATCTTCGGGAGTGAAAGGGGAGGGCGTTTCTCTGGCGAGGGATGAAACGGGGTGAATCTACTTCATGGAATTACCTTTGTTCAGGGTCGACGGAGGGCATCAAAAATTCGTAGCAGTTCACGCCGAGGATGGAGCGGATCCTGTCAAGCCTCTCCACGGACACGTTGCGCTTTCCGCTGCAAATCTCATTGATTACGCCGGGTTGCGTCTTGAGCTTCCGGGCCAGTTCGGATTGGGATACCCCCTCCCGATCCAGTAGTCGCTGGATGTTTTTACCAATCAATTCGCCGCATTGTGTGACTTTCCTTGGCTTCTTTTCGGCTCCCGTCAACTTTTTCGCAAGCATCGTATTCCCTCCTGTCCCCATGGATGTTTTGCAACCAAATTCGTTTTTCGTAGCGTGTAGAAAAAAAAGGTTTGACATGTAACCTCCCATGTTATAGGGTTGCCAAAATCGCATATCACGCTACAGGAGACAGAATGCACCCACTCGAGCCTATCAAGCGGAAAATGGGATGGACCTGGGAAGACGTTGCCGGCCGGATCCGGGAGAAAAACGGGTCCGACATCCCAAGCCGGGACCAGGTGGCGCAAATCGTCTGTGGCAGGAAAATCTCTCCGAAGATGGCCGACATGATCCATCGCGCTTTCCCCCGCATTAGCCGTGAGCGCCTGTTGTACTTCGATCGAGGGGTAAAGAGTATGACGCCAGAAGTAATAAAAAGCAAGGGGAAAATATCGGCGGGCAAGAATAGATGATCCTGCGTGGATACCAGGCCGGCCTTGTAGACAAGGCCGAAAAAGCCCTCAAGAAATACAGGAATACCCTCTGTATGGCGGCGACCGGCGCGGGAAAGACGATCATGCTGTCCGCGCTGGCGGGGAAGGTCGGTGGCCGTACTCTCATCATCCAGCATCGACAGGAACTCATCCAGCAGAACATAGGAAAGTTTCAGCGGATCAACCCCGGATGGCGCCTTTCCCTGTTCGACGCCTCCACGAAATCATGGGCCGGCGATGCGGTGTTCGCCATGCAACAGACTCTCTGCCGGCACACCAACGACATGCCGGCGTTCGACCATGTGATCACCGACGAGGTTCACCATATCGTCTCCCCCACCTACCGAAGAATCATCGATACAGCCAAGGAACGAAATCCCGGGATGATGCTGTCCGGATTCACGGCAACGCCGGAGCGCGCCGACCGGAAAACGCTGCGCGCCTACTTCGATAACGTGGCCGACCGGATCACGATCGGGGAGCTCGTCTCCCTGGGGTTTCTCGTCCCGCCGAAGGCGTTCATCGTCGATATCGGCGTCCGGGAACAGCTCGACGCGATCAAGATGCCCTCCGCGTTCGGAGATCAATCCGAAGTTGCTGACGTCCTGAACACCGTTCCGATCAACCAGGAGATCGTTCGTCATTGGATGGAGAAGGCCGAGGGCCGGCAGACAATCGTGTTTTGCTCGACGGTGAAACATGCGCATGACGTCTGCAAGGCGTTTCTCGAGAAGAACATCAAGGCCGAAGTGGTGACGGGAGAAACGCCGGACGACGAGCGAAGGGCACTCCTGGCGCGGTTCGATCACCGAATCACCCGAGTCGTTCTGAATGTGGCCGTGCTGACGGAAGGGTACGACAACCAGGTGTGCTCCTGCATCATTCTTCTTCGCCAATGCTCGAGCAAGAGCCCTCTGATCCAGATGGCCGGCCGGGGGTTGCGCACGGTCGACGCGGAGCTGTACCCCGGAGTGGTGAAGAAGGATTGCGTCATCCTGGATTTCGGAACGTCGATCCTCATCCATGGCAACCTCGACGCCGGCGACGGGATGCACAAGGAACGCGCCAAGATCGAAGGCGAGGCGGTCGAAAAGACCTGCCCATCGGAACCTTCCGATATCTATATCTGGCCCGATCGGGACGGGAACATCGGCTGCGGGGCCCGGATTCCCGTGGGGTTCAAGGTGTGCCCTCTCTGCCAATTCCGGTTCGAAAGAGAAAAAGAGCTTCCTCCCGAAGAAATCAACATGATGGAATTTTCGCTCATCAACAAATCTCCGTTCCGCTGGGTGAACCTGTTCGATTCCGAAAACCTCCTGATGGCGACGGGCTTCGCGGCGTGGGCGGGGATCTTCTCCGTCGACGGCGATACGTGGTGCGCGCTGGGAAAAATCGCTCTCGAGAAAAAAATACACAAGCTGGCCGTCACCGGCCGGATCCAGGCCCTCGCCGCCGCGGACGATTTCCTCCGGCGCCATGAGACGGACGATGCGGCGAAGAAGGGGAGGGGCTGGCTGAGTCAGCCGGCGACTCCGAAACAGCTTGGGCTGTTGCGAAGCCTGGGGTACAACGTGCCGACCGATCCGCTGGGCCAATCGCAGTACACCAAATATTCCGCATCGTGCCATACGAATTTTTCTTTCAGCCGGCATTCCATCGAAAAAGCGCTGGGGGTGTAGGGATGAAGGAAGTCAACGGGGTGTGGCATGAGGATCCGTTCCATGAATGGTTCGGCCTGTCCTATTCGGCCTACCTGGTGATTCCCCGCGTGGCGCTGACGTCCATGCCGATCGACTGGCAGAAGAAAATTATCGCGCTCTTGAACGAGGCGAGGGAAAGCCTTCCGGAACCGCTGCCGGAAGGCGCAACCCATTATTGGGTGAGAGCGGCGGGGCCGCGGGGAAAATTCATACATGATCCGCTGGTGAAATACCGACACCATCCAGGGTTGCCTCTGAAAGAGAAGCCATGATCGACCTCAACTCCAAATCCCAGCTCTCCGACAGGATCAACTTCCTCATCGACGCGGCGATCGCCGTCGCCCGGGACGCGGAGCCTCCGCGGGAGTACCTGGGGGCTTCGCTGGCCGGCCACCAATGCGATCGGTACGTCCAATATCAATGGCTGGTCATCCAGAAGGAGATCCCAGGCGAGGCATTCCCGCCGCGGACGTTGCGGATCTTCGACCGCGGGAACATCTACGAGGACCGCGCGCGGAGATGGCTGCAAGGCGCCGGGTTTCTGTTCATCCCCAAGCCTCCGACGATCGAGGATTTCGAGAAGCGGTTCGGCGGCCACGTAGACGGGATCCTCGCCGGCTTTTACCCGGGCGACTCGCCGATCCTCCTGCCCGCGCTGTGGGAATGCAAATGCTTGGGCGCTAAAGCATGGAAGGCGCTCGAAAAAGACGGGCTGAAAAAACACTCGCCGACCTATTGGGGCCAAGTGCATCTTTACATGGGATACCTGGGCCTTCGCTGGTGCCTGTTCACGGCCGTCAACGCCGACACGATGGAGCTGCAGCACTTCCTGATCGAATTCGAC